ACTCCCGCGCTCCGCCGCCATCGTTAGCTCCTTGCTTTAATTGGTGAGAGGGGGCGGTCAGGCCGCCAACAACCTCGCCCGAAAATCGATCGCCGCGGCCCATGGCCCTGCGACATCCCGCACCGTGCGCCGCCGAAGCAGTCGCATCGACACCAGCTGCCAACCCGAAACCGCCGCAATCCCGGCCGCCAGCGCCTCGACCGCGTCGACCAGCCCGGCTAGCCGCGCCGGCTCCTCGTCCCATAACGTCAGCGCGACCAGCACCTCGCGGCCTTCGCCATTCTTGTGGCTCCAGTCGCTCTCGCTACCGGCGTCGAGCACCGCATAGGGAAAGGCAGCCCGCGCCGGCGGTCCATCGTAAATCCCCGTCAGCCGTTCTTCAGTCGCCAGCGCTTCCACCAGCGCCGCCTGCAAAGCCCCGCCCGCGCTCATCGCCCTCTCCAACATGCAAAGCGCAATCGAACATCGGCCAGCCATCGGCGCAGCAAGCCGCGCCCGGAAATCACCAGCTGGTCGCCTTCGCGATGCACCATGATGTCGGGAAGTTCGGCAGCCACCTGCACGACCGCGCCCAGGGCGCTATCGACGGCAGTTCGGGCCTGCATTTCCGCCCGGCTGACCAGCCGATCGAACAGCGCCATCAGCGCATTTCCTCGCAACGCAGCAGGATGCGGTTGCGCTGGGTTGGATCGTCGATCCGCTGCTTCACCAGCATCGCCCGTCCGCCCCAGATCACTCGCTGCCCGACCGAGACTCCTTCGCGCCAGCGGATCGTCACCCGGAACCGCGACATCGCCGACAATGCTTGGCCCTCCGCTTCCGACCCGACGCCCTCGGCGACGATGGCCGCCAGGCAACTCGCCACCGGTTCCCAACCCGCCTGCTGCAATCCGCCGTTGGTGCGCAACGACACCGGCCGCTCGATCCGGATCCGCTCCTTCAGCGTCCCCGCGAATTCGCCGCTCATGCCAGTCGCATCCGCCGATAGGGCCGCCACAGCGCGGTCACCGCCGCGGGCGGTTCGCCACCGTTTCCGTCACGCGTCGCGAACAGGTGCGCGATCAGCCTCAATATGCCCTGGCGTAGCGGCTCCGGCACGCCATTGGGATCGATCGCCAGCCCCACCATGCCGGTGACCACCAACCGGCCATCCCGGACTGCAAGTGCCCTCACCCACCCGTCGCCGCGACTGTCGATGTCGACCTCATATTCACCCGTGGCGAGCGCGCCGCTGCTCCCGTCGGCAGCCAACATCGATACTGAATCGATCGTCCGCACCGGCGTCAGGCTTAACCGCTGCCATGCGCCCGTCGCCGGCAGCGTCTCTTCGAACTGCCGCGCGATCAGCACCTGCCCGACGAAGCTCTCGCACAGCGCGCTTGCGGTTCGCACCAGTCCGGCAAGCAGCGCTTCCTCCTCGCCCGTCTCGACCCGCGCATAGGCCTGGGCCTCGGCCATGCTGACGGCCGCTCCCGCAATGTTGGTCGCGATCATCAGCGTTTCTCCACGCGCAGCATGATCGACCGGCTGTCCTCGCGCCCCTCGGTCGTCACGACATGATTGGTGAGCCGATACAGGCGCCCGGCGATCCCGCCGCTCACCTGGACGGTGGCGACCAGCAGGTCGAATTGGCTGCCGGTCACGGCCAACCCAGCCTCCTCGGCCGGGCTGACGGTCCAGTCACTCGACGCCAGCGCGTCGCCCGACAGATATTCGATCCCCCAGTCGACACTGTAATCCAGTGTCGCCTCTGGGTCTTTCAGCAGAAGCGTCATGTCAGATCCATCTTCACTACCCCCTCCCCATTCGGGGGAAGGGCTTGGGTGGGGCGCTCAGCGCGGCTCGGGAGCGACAGTCGCGTCGGCCTTGGCTAGCACCGTCCGCTTAGGCGGAGTTTTCGATTTGCCTTCGTCGATCGGCGCCGCCTGACTGATCGCGGCGTCCCCGAGCGAGAATATTGAAACGGTCATCGCGTCACCCCCTGGTTGTCGTCGGGCCGCTTGGACGGCTATGCCGCCCGTACATTCGTCGTGGGCCAGTTTGCGTTTGAAGTATCAGCCTGAAGTTGATGGGTTGCGGGCCCTTGCCGTCGTCCCGGTCGTGCTGTTTCACGCACGCGTCCCGGGATTTGGCGGCGGATATGTCGGCGTCGATGTCTTCTTCGTAATCTCGGGCTATTTGATCACCGGAATTCTGACCGAAGATCTGAATGCCGGCCGCTTTTCCATTTTCAATTTTTACGAACGTCGGGTGCGCCGGATCATTCCCGCGCTGATGGCCGTTATACTGGCCACATTAATTGCCGGTGCGGCACTGCTCCTGCCTTATCAGTTGGCCGATCTTGCCCATTCGGCAGTCAACGCCGTCGGCTTCACGTCGAACATCTGGTTCTGGCGGCAAACCGGCTATTTTGCCGGAGCAACCGGCCTTCAGCCGCTTATCCACACCTGGTCGCTGGCCGTCGAGGAGCAGTTCTATGTCCTGTTCCCGATCGGGCTCTACCTGCTCCATCGGTTCCGGCTGCTGAAGATTGGCGTTGCCGTCATACTTGCCCTGTCGCTGGTTGCGGCAAGCATTCTGGTCTTTCGAATGCCTGCCGCCACATTCTACTTGCTGCCGACACGCGCGTGGGAACTGATGTTGGGCGCGCTGCTGGCCGTTGGCACGGTATCGGCGGTTCAATCGCAACGGGCGCGAGAGTGGCTGGCGTTCGCCGGCCTCGCAATGATCCTCGTCCCGGTAGCCGTTTACACTGAAAGGACATTATTCCCGGGCCTCGCCGCCGTCCCGCCATGTCTGGGAGCTTTTCTGATCATTCTTGCCGGACGATCCGGTAGGACGGTCGTTACCGACGCTCTCAGCGGCACAATTCCCGTAAGGATCGGACTGATCTCCTATTCGCTTTACCTGTGGCACTGGCCAATTCTCGTTTTTGCTCGGCAATGGTCGATCGTCGAACCTGGGCCATGGGCTATCATCGCCTGCATCGCCCTTTCATTCCTGGCCGCCTGGGCAAGCTGGCGCTTCGTCGAAAAGCCATTTCGGACCCGCGGACTATTTTCACGATAGCAAGTCTTCCAATATGGCGGCGCCTTGGCCACGGTCGTCGGCGCAGCCGCACTGTTTCTGATGACAGGACTGCCTGGCCGCCTCAACGAGCGCGCCCGCCTGCTGGCATCGGGCCATGATGACCGGCCGGCTACGATCGATAGCTGCATTGCTGACCGGGCCGACTTGCTATCCTGCCCATTGGGCGCAAGCGGACCACCCACCTTCGCCGTATGGGGTGACTCTCACGCCGCGGCCCTCGGCGAGGCTGTCGGACTGGTTGCCAAGCGCGAAGCTCGATCCGGACTCCTCTATGCCTTCAACGCCTGCCCGCCCGGCGCGCCGGGTGACAATCCCGCTTTGGGTTATGGTGATCGGAAACGATGCTCGAAGCGGGGTCAGCTGATTGAAGCGCAGATTCTTTCCAGCAGCCAGATTACCACGGTTATCCTCATCGCTTATTGGCAAAGCTATCTCTCCGTTGATGCTCCAAGCTTTCTGAACGGACTGACGACCACCGTGGCGAGGCTACGCGCGGCGGACAAACAAGTGATCCTATTGGGCAATTTGCCTATCCCGCCGTACGATGTCCCGCTGGCGACTGCGCTTGCCGAACAGTTTGGCCGATCGATCCACACCAGCTATTCCCCTCCGCGCCTCGACACGCGTCTCGCAGCGGTGGCTTATCGCACGGGTTCGCGAATGATTTCATTGGCGCCGATACTGTGCCCGGGCGGTCGATGTCAGGCCGCGCGCGCCGGCCACCCCATCTTCTTCGACAATAATCATGTCACTCAATTCGCGAACCGCCAGCTGGTCGCTCCTGGCCTGGAACGAGACGGCTTGTTCCGGATCATGCAGCTACCAGCCCGTGCGCCACCATCCGCGCCTTGATCGCGTTGGTGAGCGCGATTGCCGAAGCGACGTCGGTCGCATCGGCCGGCAATGCCGCGCCCTGCGCTCCGATCACCTTGCTGCCGTCGACATTCAGGCCCCCGGCCGCTCCAACATGGATGGCGCTGTAGCGCCGCACCGCTCCGCCCAGGCTAAGGCCAAGATCGGTAACCGGCGACAGCGCGTAATTTGCGCCATCGAGCTGCAGCCGATCGGTCATGACCCCGGTCGTGTAAGCGCGGGTCGCGAACACGATCTGACCCTCGGCGGTCACCGGGTTGCCGGTGTTCGAATAGGCGTAGATGGACGCCATCCCCGCCGGCGTCACCCCGTCCGCTTCAAATCCAACCGCGAAATCCTGCCGCGACCGGTAACCTGCGACAATCGGACTGGTGTTGTGCAACGTGAAAATACTGGCAGTCGACACCTCCCTGCCGGCGAAGAGGTTGCCGAAAATGGCCTTGTTCGGAACCGCCAGCGATCCGTCGGCGGCGATGATCGTCGGATCCTCCTTGCCCGCGTCATGATTGACGATGTCGGATCCCCAAAGTCCGCCGGTCACCAGCGTCGGGGACACCAGCTGCGACGGCGCCTGGCCGCCCTCGGTGTAGCATCCGATCAGCTGGTTGCGGGCATTGCTGCTGTCGGTCTTAAAGCCGCCACCCTCACGGACGCTGAGCCCGTTCGACCAGGTCGGGATGTTGAGCACCGCGTCGTCCGCGCCGGCCACCAGATAGCCCCAGCCCGGATTATCTTCGGTCGTCCCCGACGGCGCGTTGGCCGAACACCAGCCGGCCTGCCCACATTTCACATAGTAGCGGTTGCCCCCATGAGTGACGACGGTGGCCGGAAGGCCGGTCCAGGGCCCAACGCCGCAATTCGCCGTGTGGATGTTGATCCCGGTGTTGCCCAGGAACGAACTGTCCCAGTAACCCCATTGCCGCGCATAGGTGACGTCGACGCTTTCGATCAGCCAGACGTTGGCGTCCGCGCCATCAACGAACACCCCGTTACGGACATTGGTGATGCGCCCGCGCTTGATCGCGCTGTTATTGCTGTTTCCTTCAAGCGCGCCCCCGCCAGCAGCGGTCGTGTTGGCATGGATGCCGTCGCCCTGGAAATTGTCGATCCAGAAATTCTCCAGCGTGAAGGCGCCCCGGGCATGGATTCCATGATAATCGCCTTCGACTCCCGCATATCCGCCCTTCAGCGCGACGTTGCGGATCAGCGTACCCGCGCCGGAATGATGGTAAGGCTCCGGGTCCGTGCCGCTTGCGCCATTGGTATTGTACGACTGGATGCGGATACCGGTCACATTCGCCGCCCACCGCAGCAGGGTTGAGATGCCCCCTCCGACGCCACTGTCGCCTTCGATGATCAACGTATGGCTGATGTCCAGCGTGGTCGTGCCAAGAAAATAGTGCCCGGCCGGGGCGTAAAGCCTGGACGAGCCCTTGTAATAGACGTCGTCATTGACTGCTAAAAGCTTGAGCAGCGCCAGCGCCGCCGCGAACGCCGCGCCATCGTCAGTCGTCCCGTCTCCAACTGCGCCGAACCATTTAACGTCTACGGCGCCGTCGAACTTCCGAACCCACGCCCCCGACGCGCCGGTCGGGTCCGATGCCGGGGCGACATAAAGCCCCTGGCTGGGATCGGCTGAAATCACCGCGCTCAGGTTCGACGGATCGAATAGGAAGCTTCCCTCCCTGCCTGCTTCGGCAAGGAACATGCGGCCTGTCGCCGCCCCATCCTTCCCGGCCAGTTCGGCCCGGTCGGCCACTGCGCCCATGCTCCTCGCTCCGGCCTGGTCGATCCTGGCGAACCATTCGGCCGCTGCGACCAGCGCAATAGTCTTGGCCCCGCCGGAAAAATTGGTCGGAGGACCTGCGATCGGCTGGCGCGCCACCTTGCCGTCGGCCTGCATCGTCCCCCGGCCAACTTCGCGCTCTTGGGGTTTGTCGATGCCTTGGATGCAATAATAGAATTGATCGCCCGCACTCACTGCGGCGGCCAGGCTGGTATAACCGCTGACCGCCTGCCCCAGCGTCACCGGGCCGGTGCCGGTCACGCTGGTGACGTTGCGCACCATGTCCACGAATTTAGGGGTGAATGGCATCCGCCAATCTCCAATCGGAAACCCCCTCCCGCCTGCGGGAGGGGGCTGGGGGAGGGAATGTCAGGCGAACTTCAGCAGCTTGATCGCTTCCGAATTCACCACCTGCCCGCCGACCCGCTTGGTCGCGTAGAAATGGACGTAGGGCTTGTTGGTGAAGGGGTCGCGCAGGATGGTCGTCGCGCCCCGCTCGGCGATCGTATAGCCCGCCTTGAAGTTGCCGAAGGCGATCGACAGGCTGTTGTTGGCAACGTCCGGCATGTCCTCCGCCTCGATCACCGGATAGCCCAGCAACGTCGCCGGCTGACCCGACACCATTCCCGGCTGCCACACATAGGCGCCGTCCGCCGTCTTGAACTTCCTGATCGCGGTCGCCGTCGCCGAATTCATCACGAAAACCGCACCCTGCCGGTAGGGCGGGCGAAGCGACTGGACCAGGTCGAGGATCTTGTCCTGCGGATTGCTCGCCGGAAACGCGCCCGAAACGCCCGTGCCAAGATACTGCAGCGTCCCCTGCGGTCGCACCCCGTCCGCCGTCGCCGCGTTTGGCGAACTCAGGAAGCCCAGCGGCTGGTTGGTCCCCGTCCCATTGACGAACGCCAGCCCTTCCGCCCGTGCAAATTCGGTCGCAATCTCATTGGCCAGCCAGGCTTCGACGTCGAACATCGCATCGTCGAGCATCTGCTGCGACGCCGCCGGATTGGCATAAAGCTCGCCATTGGCCGGCACGATCTCGCTGAATGTCGGAGTATTCGTCGCCGGCCGCGCCGCCTCGAACGCCACCCAGCCCGAGGGCGTCCCGCCGGTGGCAATCAGCTTGCGGTAGCCCGCGCTTCCCACCTTGACGACATTGGCGACGCTGCGGATCGGCGAAATCGACACCAGGGTCCGATCGATCTTCTCGTCAATTTCGCGCGGCACTGCATGTCCGCCGATCGCGTCGGTCGAGCTGCCGAGCGCTTTCTGCTCGAGCCCGCTCTCAATACCCTTGCGCAGATATTGGTCGACAAAGGCGCTCGTTTCCGCTGCCTTGGTCCCGTCGAGCGCCGGCCGCTGGGCCGCGATCACGCCCTCGTCGATCTTCTTCTTGAGCAGCGCCAATTCCTCCTTCAGCGCCGCCACACCATCCTCGTTCTCCAGCGCCTCGAACGACGCCTCCAACCCATCCGCCTTCACTTCGATCATCGCCATTCCTTTCGCTCAATGAAAAAGGGCCGCGGTCACCCGCAGCCCTTACTTCCCTCTCGTCATCCCGGACTTGATCCGGGATCCCGCTTACTTTTCTGCCTCCGACTGTCGATCTGGAACCTGTTTAATCGAGATCATCCGATCGACGATCATTTCGTGGGCATACATCCCCAAATGACCGAAGTTGCCGGGATACACCGTTCGCCTGCCAGTAAATTCGACCTCAAATAGACCATCACTCAACCTGGGTCCCTTGTAAGCTCCATCGGCGAAATCGAGCCAAATGCCGCCACGTTGGGCTGCAATTGGGCACTTTGTTGCCGGTGCCGGGCAGAATTCGGACCATTCGAATCCAACCTCCCAAAGGCCGCGCCAGCGCGTGGGCTTGGTGAACCGCAAGCACTGATCCCAAGGGACATTGTAAGTGACATCCTCGACTGACCCATCCCAATAGCCGCCATCGGCCACTAAACAGGGCGGAGGGCGTCCTCGGATCGAATATCCCGTTCGAATAATCGTACGGTCAACCCAACTGCTGTAAGCGCTTGGAGGCATCTCCAAATGCATTGTCATCGGAACGATCAGCCATCGAAGCAGGGCGGCCAGCGCAATCACGCCAACAACTGCTCCAATAATGCGCCCCCTAGGCCCCATTACTTGAGCGTGGCCGAGATCGTGCTTTCATTCAACTGCATGCACCCGCGCCCTCGGCTGCATCGGCTCAGCGACCAGGCTAACCTCAACCAATTCCAACTCACGAAGCTCCCGCAATCCTCCGCTCTTCGCTGCCTCCCGCACCCGGTAGCCGAAGCTCAGCCCATCGAGCTTCCCGCTCCCCAGCAACCGCGCCGCCCGGGCCGCATCCTCGCCCGCGCCAAGCTCGGCGATGACCCGCAACCCGCGCCGGTCCTCCGACAAATGCTCCACCCGCCCGATCACTGCGCCCGGCCGGTGCTGCCAAAGCAAGGGCACCGCTTCCGCCCGTTTCAGGCTCTCGACGAACGCCCCTTTGCGCACAATGTCCCCGCCCCGGTCCGGCCGATCGAAAATCGCCGCATAACCCGCGAACCGCATACTCAACCCGTCACCAGGTCGGTCAGTCGAAGCCGCACCGCCAGCCCGATCAACAACGCCGCAAGCAGCAGTCGCGTTACCCACGCCACCACCGCCTGCCGCGCCGACCGCTTGGCGTCTC